TTGATGAGATGGAGTACGACATCCTCGAATCGTCTCTGGGCCAGCCGATGAGTACGAGCACTCTCACGTCACAGATTGTGATGTCATCTACTCACCAGTACCCAGACAAGACGATGAGCGTCATTCTCAACAGGGCGCACGAGAAAGGCTGGCCTGTCTACGAATGGTGCTATCGGGAGACGATGGAGCCTCACGGGTGGCTGCCCATTGACGCTGTGCAGAGGAAGAAGTCTGAGGTGTCCCGCCACATGTGGGAGACCGAGTACGACCTTCAGGAGCCAAGCTTCGAGGGAAGGGCCATCGACAGTGATTCGGTGAACCACCTGTTCGGGTTCGGTGATCCGAAGAGGAAACGAGTGGATGGCGAGGAAGGCCAGGAGTTCACCTTCGAGAAGCCTGATCCTCACGGCTACTACGTCACCGGGGTGGACTGGGCCAAGGAGAGGGACTGGACCATCATCGATACGTTCCGCACTGACTGCACACCGTGGAAGCGTGTTGCCTGGTCAAGGATGGGCCGTAGACCATGGCCGATGATGGTGGAGGCTGTGAACCGTAGGTGCCAGAAGTTCGACTCACCGCTGGTTCACGATGCAACAGGTGTCGGCAATGTGGTCCATGACTACCTGGACGTGCCGAAGGTGACCCCGATTGTCATGACGGGTCGACGTAGAACTGATCTGTTCAGCAACTACATCACTGCAATCGAGAGTGATGAGATGACCTCACCCATGATCGACTTCGCCTTTGCTGAGCACAAGTACGTGTCGATCGACGCTCTGTTCGGCAAGGCTCACCCACCTGACAGTGTGGTGGCTGGTGCTATGTGCTGGGCGGGTCGTCAACGTCAGATCATGATCACCATGCCGGAGTCTCTGGGGAAGGCCAACTACTGGTCCAACATGTAGGGCCATGGATGAGGTCCAGCGAGAACTGATGTGGTGGGTGCTGGGGATGTACGCCAAGTGGGTCGTACTCCCCGTAGCAGTCATCTTTGCTCTGATGTGGCTCCGGTCTCGGGCGAAGCCTTAGTGAGGAAGTACCATCTGACCACGAGACCTAAGGACTGAGGCATGACGGACACAGGTGCAAACCTCTTCCACGAAGCTGGTGTTAGAACCGAAGACTTCAACTACGACGAGATGACTGAGCTGGGCCAGACAGGCCTGAAGCGGTTCGGTGGCATCATCTCAGAGGAGTTCCTGGTCACCCTGATGGGCCAAAGGGCCGTCGAGGTCTACCGGGAGATGAGCACCAACGATCCCGTGGTGAGCGGGATGCTCCATGTCATCGACATGCTGATTCGTCAGGCTGAGTGGCACGTTGACCCTGGTGAGGGTGATGGGTCCGAAGAGGCCGCTGAGTTCATCGAAGAATGTATGCAGGACATGGCCGATTCCTGGGAGGACTTCATCTCCGAGGTGTTGTCCATGCTGGTCTTCGGCTACAGCTTCCACGAGATCGTCTACAAGAAGCGTGAAGGGGAGCAATCCCTCTCCGTGAACGAGGTGGGCAGGATCGACTCCAAGCCCGACAGCCGCTTCAAGGACGGCAAGATCGGATGGCACCGTCTCTCCATCCGTTCTCAGGACACCATCATCTCGTGGGCCATTGATGCCGAAAGTGGCGAGATCCTCGGTGCGTGGCAGCAAGCTCCTCCGTTCTACAAGATGTCCTTCATCCCGATGGAGAAGGCTCTGCTGTTCAGGACGATGAGCCACAAGAACAACCCAGAGGGGCGGTCACTGCTTCGGGGTGCCTATCGGCCCTGGTACTTCAAGAAGAGGATCGAGGAGATCGAGGCCACAGGCATCGAACGTGACCTTGCAGGTCTGCCGGTGGGCTATGCACCACCCGAGTTCTTCGACGCCAACGCCTCCGCTGACAAGAAGGCCGTCTTCAACGCAATGCAGGAGATCATCGTCAACATCCGTAGGGATGAGCAAGAGGGCGTGATGTTCCCTCTCGCCTATGACGAACACGGCAACAAGATGTTCGACCTCTCCCTGATGTCCACTGGTGGTGCTCGTCAGTTCGACACCAACTCGATCATCCAGAGGTACGACCAGCGGATCACAATGGCTGCTCTTGCTGACTTTCTCCTCGTTGGTCACAACAGCACTGGCTCGTTTGCCCTCCACGATGACAAGACCGACCTGTTTGCCGTGGCTACTGGTGCATGGCTGGACAGCATTGCTGCCATCCTCAACCGACAGGCAGTTCCCCGCCTTCTACGGCTCAACGGCATCAACGTTGAAGACCCACCCAAGATCATGCATGGTGACATCGAGTCACCAGACCTCCAGAAGATGGCGGCCTACATGCAGACGCTCTCGGGGATCGGAATGCCTCTGTTCCCCGATGACACTCTGGAAGCATGGCTTCGAGAGATTGCTGGGCTCCCAGAGAAGGACCTAGACGCAGAGCCGACATCGCCGTTGCTTCAACAACAGGAAGCTCAGGACGACACCAATGTACGAGACCTCATGGATCGTGACGATACGGATCGTAGACGTGGGGAGGATTCTGAGGCGTCCGAAGGTCACCGTAAGGAAGATCGGGAAGACACTGACCGACGAAGGAAAGAGGACTTTGAGCAGGCATCCCGCCAGCAAAGTGCATCCCAAGCTCAAGCTCGTCGGGACAAAGTGAAGAAGGCCATTATCACTGGTGACTTCAGCACCCTGGGGGAGTAATGCCTCTTCGTCGGAAGCCCACGGTTCTGGGCACGAGGCCAACACCTGCCAACCGACCCTCTCGCCCTGAACGACGCATCATCGAGGGATTCCTCAACCTCATCAATGCATGGAAGAACTCGTTCAGAGGTCAGGATCTCGGTGCCTTCCTCGATTCCATCGAGAACAACATCGGTGCAACACCGCTCAACAGGTTTCAGGTGCTCCTTGGCAATGTGAGCACCGAGGTGGAAGCTCGTGCTGGTCAGCAGACTGCCAAGGACTTCGATGCCTGGGCTGATCGGCAGTTCCGCCAGACACCAGTGAGAATGTCAGCTCACTTCGATGGCTACGACCCTCGTGTGGTGACTCAGCTCAGGAACCATGCAGCTCTTACGGTGATCGGGATCTCTTCAAACACACGTGATGCAATCACCAGGGCCATGGAAACGTCGTGGACCCAAGGCGTTACGACCGCTGAGACTGCCAAGATCATCAAGCCGATGATTGGTCTCACACCTCGGGATGCTCAAGCTGTCACCAACCTGTACAACGCCAGGATCAGGGCCGGTGATCCCGCTGCTGTAGCCAGAAAGGTGGCTGATGCTGCAGCTGAGCGTCACCTTGTCCGTCGAGCCAAGACCATTGCCCGTACTGAGTTGCACACTGCTGCCAACATCGGCCGAAGAGCCGCCTGGGAGCAGGCAATCAACGACGGGTACATCGACGCCAATGAGCTGGTCCAGCAGTGGCACACTGGTGCTGACGAGCGGCTCTGCAAGATCTGTGCCCCGATGAACCTGCAAACCAGGGCTATCGGGATGGATTTCACCTCACCGACCAACAGTGTCAACTACCCAGGACCCCCAGCCCACCCAAACTGCCGTTGCGCTGTTGGTCTGGTGAGGGCGACCGATGTGGCTAAGTCATTCACTGAGAATGAGCTTGTCACCATTAGTAAGTTCAACCCCTACCACGGGTCTGATGGTCGTTTCACTAGTGGCCCAGGTGGTGGATTGTTGGTTGCTGACATGTCTAGGTCCGCCAGCAACTTGGAGCAGGAGGAGCTTGAAGCTCAAGCTGCAGCCATCTTCGAGGGGGAGATCAAGACTGCCAATGGTGAGGTCATCCGTGCTGAGGTCGATTCTGTCTACGACTGGGGCGACAGTGAGATCTCAGTGGAAGGCACGCTCTACTACCAGGATGGTGGTCAAGCTGGTTCGTTCACTCGAACCCTTCGGCCAAACGATGGTGTAGTGGTCAACGAGTTCTTCGAGGTCAACTCCGAGCTGCAGGGCAGAGGAGCGGGAACCAAGATGATGGCTGAGTGGGAGGATTCCTATGCTCGGTCTGGCTTCCACACCATGGAGGTTAATGCTTCATCTGGTGGCAACTTCAACGGTGCCTACGTCTGGGCCAGGTACGGCTACACCCCAAGTCCTGGTGAGACCGCTCGGGTAGCTCAGAAGTTCCTCAATTCCAGCCAGGGCAGCATCGACCCACCGTTCATGTCAGGTTCTGACTACGTGGCGAAGTTCGGTGACAGCTTGCTCCCCGGCATCACCAGCATTCGTGGGTTCGACAAGTTCCTGATGACTGAGGACGTGGCTTGGAACGGGACCAAGAGCACCAACACCCTGAGCAAGTCCATTGCTGATGCTGTGAAGGTGATCAACCGCTGGATGCGTGACAACCCTGCTGCTCTGGAGAAGGACGACGTGGGATTCTGGAAGGAAGTTCGAGACGCTCTGAAGGTGACGATCACCAAAGAGGACAAGGCCAGCCATGGTGGGGCCATGATCTCAGTGCCCATTCCCGAGAGCCTGTCTCAGCAGATCGCTGTTGAAGGTGGCACAGAGCCTGGTGATCATCACATCACCTTGGCGTTTCTCACCAACGATGCCTCGACACTGAGTGAAGAAGACCGCAAGAACATTGAGTCGGTGATGGAAGCAATCGGGATGCTCTTCGGACCATCGTTCGGCTTCCTTCAGCAGGACTACGGGACATTCGAGCCTGGCCCCAACTCAGAGGGGATGATTCCATGGTGGCGGAAGCCCGTGGTTAGGAACCTGAGTGAGATCCGACGAGTTCTGGTTGCTGGACTGGAGAAGCATGGAATCGAGTGCTCCAAGAACTTCCGATGGACACCACACGTCACCATCGACTACCTCCCAGAGGGACAGCGACCAGAAGAGCCTCGATTCACACGACGACGGGAGTACTTCAACGTCGACCGAATCAGATTCACAGCAGATCGAGAAGCTGTGGATGTCAGCCTCCACGGAGCTATTCGGTGACTTTCCCGTCCATGACGACGGGTCCTTCTTCGATTGCCGCTCACCGCTGTGTAGGGCACCTGCCAGGAGGTACGTGGTGAAGGGACAGCACACTGGGAACGATGTAGTCCGCTATCTGTGTGATGAGCACAGGATGTTGGCCTGATGGCTCGGCCTCCACACCCCCAGAGGTTCGCCTTCAAGGGTCGGTGGAAGAAGGCTCCCTATGACACCCCGGTCGAGGTTCTCTTCCGTCGTCCTGGCAAGATTGAGGGCGATCGAGGCTTCAGGAACGTGTTCTCTGACTGTCAAGGGTCCCTTATCAGATATGAAGGAACCCCTGTACTCATCGATCATTCAGACCCACTGGCTGTGTGGATCGTGGCTCTCAGATTCCTGAAGATCACGGAGACCGAGGGTGCAGTGCCTACTATGACCAGGGATGAGCGGTTCCGTCACCTGTCCAGAGGGTGGGAACTACACAAGAACAAGATGGTGATGAAGTGACTGACTGTGAGATCATCAAGACCAACGATGACCGCCAGCTTGTCTTTGGCTGGGCTCAGGTCTACAAGGACAAGGAAGGCAAGCTCCTTGTAGATCATGATGGTGACTACATCCGGCATGAGGACGATCTTGAGCGTGCCGCCTATGACTTCGTACTGAAGAGCCGTGACGGAGGCGTTGAGCATGTTCAGAAGGGTGTTGCCACTCTGGTCGAGAGTGTGGTCTTCACCAAGGAGAAGATGGCCGCTCTTGGAATCAAGGAAGGGACTGTGCCTGAAGGCTGGTGGGTGGGGTACAAGGTCCACGACGATTCGGTCTGGAAGGGCGTGAAGAGTGGCCGATACAAGATGTTCTCCGTCCATGGGAAGGGCCGTCGTCGGCAAGCTCCTCCCACCGTGGCCGCCAAGGTGGCCAAGTCTGACGATTCAGGCTTCACAGTTGATGGACGTGGAAACGTCAGAGGTGATTCCATCACCATCAGTGGCAAGCGCAAAGGTCGAAAGAATCCTGGAGGGGATCATGGTCCTTCGATCAAGTACCCCCACATCTACGAAGCACTTCGGAGGAAGGGAATGAGTAAAGAGAAGGCGGCTCGCATCTCGAATTCCATGCATGATCGTCAGATGAAGCTCAACGTCAACAAGGCCTTGCCCAAGGGTGTGAGCCGGGGCTTCAGCTCTTCCTCACCGGCAAGCACTCACCTGTCCCGCTCATCGGTCCGTCATGCCAAGAAGATCAACGCTGGTGGTGGGAGGAAGAAGCCACGCAAGAAGAAGATCGGATCACTCCCTCACAAGGCGTCATCTGCTCTCAGGGTGATTCAGCTTCGCCAGCGCAACAGTCTCAGGAAGACCTCGCCCACCCCGTCTGACGTTCATGTCAGTACCGTACCGGAAGATGATGAAGTGACCAGACGTCAGAAGAAGATTGCACTGGGCAAGGCCCATGTCCTGCTTCGTAAGTACAACATGAACCATGGCTCTGATGGTCGGTTCACCTCGGGTTCAGGTGGTGGAAGGGCCGCTAGCGGTGGCAAGGGTGGCAATATCAAACGTGGTGGTGGCACTGCTGGGACAAGCACTGTTTCGTACCGGATGCCTGGTGGAAAGGTGCGAAGAGTCGCTATTCCTGGTGGAACAAAGGTTGAGGGCAGGAAGATCAGCACCAAAGATGGAGTGCGTCTTGGTGAGGTCACCAGGTCTGGCCAAGTTCGGTGGAAGCCAAGTGTTATGAGGGCTGTGGGCGAAGGCAAGACAGGGCAGGCTTTGATTGATGCTGCTCGCAAGGGAACTGGTGGGTTTGATATCGACCCATCTGGAGGCTTGAAGAATGCCTGACGAACAAACAGAACTCTCCGAAATGGAGTACGACGAGGTTTCTCTGGTTGGTGCTGGTGCCAACCAGGATGCAAATGTCATTCTCAGCAAGAGTAGAGATGACACCGAAGAGCTGGAGAAGTTCTCAAGTGAGGACGAAACTGGCGATACGATCACCAGCAACGACCAGGAGGAAGCTATGCCCCAGATCAATCTGGATGGCCTTACGGAGGAGCAGTTCGCTCACTTCGAGGACCTTCAGAAGGACTTGGACACAGCTCTCGACGTCATCGATGAGTTGACTACGGACGAAGAGGATCAGGACACTCTCGAAAAGAGCGTCGCCGATCTCCTTGCTGACCGTGATGCTCGTGACGCTGTGAGCAAGTCTGAGTACTACGAAGATTCCGAAGAGAGTGACGAAGAGACCGTGGAAGAGACGGATGATCTGGAGAAGATCATGAAGTCCAATCCTGCGGTCCGAGCTGCTTTCGAGGCCCAGAAGCAGGAGCTGAGCAAGGCCAAGAGTGATGCTGCTGAGGCAGTGAAGATCACCAAGGCCATGCACGACCAGCAACTGATCAAGGAAGCCATCAGCAAGGTCCGCTCGGACTACGCCAACCTCCCGGTGGAGGCCGATCAGTTCGGTCCCGTCGTGAAGTCGGCACAGGCCAAGCTCGACACTGCTGAGTGGGAAGCCATCGACACGGTTCTCAAGGCAGCCGATGAGCAGGTCCTCGCTGGCAAGCTCTTCAGCACCGTGGGCAACGACTCCTTCGGTGGAGAAGTGTCCAAGGCAGAAGATCAGCTGGAAGGTCTGGCCAAGCGTCGGTCCGAAGAGCGTGAGATCTCCTACGCCCAGGCATACGACGAGATCATCGTCGAGAACCCTAGCCTGTACGCACAGCACGTCGCCTCGGAGGTGAACTGACATGGCATCCGACAACTGGAACCATTGTGAGACGTTCCCAGCAGATGCCGACCTGTCGGCCAACTACCGTGAGTTCATGGTGTTGGAGACGGCAGGCGATGTCTCTGTGGCAGCCTCTCAAGGAGAGCTGTGCATCGGCATCCTCCAGAACAAGCCTGATGCAGCTGGCAAAGCTGCTTCGGTCTGCACGTTCGGGGTCTGCAAGGTGTACGCAGGTGCTACCATCACCATCGGTCAGAACTTGACTGCAGGTGCTGATGGTCGGGCAGAGGTCGCAGCCTCAGCTGACTTTGTGATCGGTCAGGCACGTAGTGCTGGTGCCGATGGGGAAGTCATCACCATGTTCGTCAATCCCGATCCAGTGGCACTGGCCTAGGAGATCTGAACCATGCCTTCGTCCCCTACGCCATCTGACGTTCACGTCAGTAGGCCGCTCACCACCATCTCTGTTGCGTACACCCAAGGTCGCAACTTCATCGCCGATCGGGTGTTCCCCCGTATCACCGTCCAGAAGCAGGCTGATCAGTACTTCAGCTATGACAAGGACCAGTGGTATCGGACCGATGCAGCTCTCCGTGCCCCAGGCACTGAGTCTGCTGGTTCGGGTTACACCCTCACCACTGGCACGTACTACTGCGATGTCTTCGCCCTGCACAAGGACGTGGATGACCAGACTCGTGCCAATGCTGACAACCCGATCAACGTCGATCGTGAGGCCACCCAGTTCGTGACTCAGCAGCTCATGCTGAAGCGGGACCTGGACTGGACCTCGACCTTCATGACCACCTCTGTGTGGGAGAAGGACATGACCGGCGTTTCGTCTGGCCCGACTGGAGACCAGTTCCTTCAGTGGGACAACGTGTCCAGCGATCCGATTCAGGATGTGCAGAACGGCCTCACCCGAGTCCAGCAGAACACGGGCTACAAGCCCAACGTGCTGGTCATGGGCCATGAGGTCTTTGCCACCCTTCGGAACCATGCAGACATCCTCGACCGCATCAAGTACACCCAGCGTGGCCTGATGACCGAGGATCTTCTGGCTGGTCTCTTCGGAGTGAGCCGGATCGTCGTTGCCGACGCCATCAAGAACACTGCCAACGAGGGTGCTACTGCCTCGATGGCGTTCATCGTCGGCAAGTCCGCACTCCTGTGCTACGCCAACCCCAACCCAGGCATCATGCAGCCCTCAGCTGGCTACGTGTTCACCTGGGGTGGTCTCCTCGGGGCATCTGCCTTCGGTACCCGCATCAGCCGGTTCCGTCAGCAGAACCTCAAGGCAGATCGTGTTGAGGGTGAGATGGCATACGACATGAAGGTGATTGCGAGTGACCTTGGTTACTTCTTCACCTCGGCCGTGGCCTGATAGGAGCCTGTCATGAACGTCCTGCTTTACCAACGTGCCAAGCTTGCAACCGTTGAGGCTGCAGCCAACACCGAGGCGTTCGACACTCGTCTGGACTCGCTCGAAGCGACCGAGGAGATTGGCCTCACGGCTGGTCGTCTCTCGATTGCTCTGACTGCCAATGCAGACGGTTCAGAGACGGACACCACCGAGAACCTGCCTGCAGGCTGCATCGTGCGGGAGGTGACCCTTGAGGTCACCACTGCCGAGGCCACTGGTGGCACCAAGACCCTGAACACTGGCATTGCTGTCGGTGAAACGGGCGGTGACGCTGATGGCTTCCACGCTGCACAGAGCTGTGCTGCTACCGGGATCTTCCCCGGTGGTGGTGCTCTCGTCGGAACTGCTCTGGCCACTACCGCTGTGTCGGTTGTGACCACTGCTGCTTCGGCTGACTGGGCTGAGTTCGTCGGTGTGCTTCACATCGACTACGACGTAGCCGACTGACCCCTTTGCCGAGGGATCACTGATTGAGCCGGGGCCTTCGGGTCCCGGCTTCTTCTGTCTCTGGGATAAGATGAGCGGGTAACCGTTGAGGAGATGGTCATGGGCTTCATTGCAAACAAGAGGATCAAGGTCGGGGAAGAGTGGAGAGAGCCGGGTGAGCCTGTCCCAGAGGCAGAGTTCTTCCCCAACCTCGATGCACTGCTGCGTTCCCGCTTGGTTCGAGAAGGGGCATACCCAGAGGGCTACGTCGTCCCAGAGATCGACCCAGATGTTCTGAACCCTCACACTGCCTACCGAGAGCAACAGCTCAGGGAGATTCAGGAGGCCAACGCCCCACAGCAGGCCGCTGTGGCAGTGCAAGAGCCCATCCAGCCCCAGGTAGAGCCTGTGGGGCCAGAAGGGCCTGAGGAAGAGTCTCAGGAGGAGATGACGATCGAATCTCTCCTCGATCTGAGCGTCAAAGAGGTGTTGTCTGCTATGGAGGGCCAAGACAGCGATACGATCGAGGCTGTAATGCAGGCAGAAGAGCTGGACAGCAACAGGCCAACCCTCGTGAGCGGCCTACAGTCCATGCTCTCGTAGTTGAACGGGAGGTGGCTGAGAATGTCACTAGATGCAGGCGTGAACTGGAACTACGATCCCGACCTTCTGCAGACAGATTCGGCAGACGGAAGGCTTGCCCGTACACGTCTGCATTTGGGTGATACCAACGAGGCCCGCCCTCTCATGGGTGACCAGGAGATTGCTTACTTCCTGAGTGAGGCTGGAGACAACGAGTACCTGGCTGGTGCCCTTGCTGCAGACACCCTCGCCAACAGGTTTGCTGGGATGGCGTCGAGAACGATCAACGACCTGACCATCAATTACGGGGAGCTGGTCAACACCCTGAGAAACACTTCGGCCAACCTTCGTTCCGAGGCTGCCAAGAGCACGGGTGTTCCATGGATGGCCGCTCACAAGGTGAGCCGGAAAGAGACCTACACGAACGACACGTCGATCGAGCAAGGTGCTTTCTCGAAGGGGATGCACGACAACCCCGGTGGCATGGACAACCCGAACGAGCTTCGAGCTGACATATGACCAACGCACAGGCTCTCGCTGAATGGGGAGACCTGCTGGTGTTCATTGGTCACCAGTACCCGAAGTCCGATGCCGACTGGCAGGGCACGGTCACTGAGTCACCAAGTGCCACGTTCAGGTGCCGGTTCTCCTACAGCACACCGAGCAGGACTCGCAGTGCCACGGGTGAGGATAGACATCACTCAGCATCGGTCATCCTTCTCGATGACGTCCCTATCCACGAGAGTGATCGAATCACTGTGGAAGGGATCTTCCAAGACGACGGTCTGGAACTGGTGAGCTTCGAGGTCACTTCGGTGACTATCGCCTACGACGAGTACGGGAAGCTCCACCACCAGACAGTTCGGGTGAGAGGTGACTAGTGGCAACCATCGAGGTCAAGACGAAGCTGCTTGAGCACAGCCGGAAGTACGTGAAGGATGCCCCGAAAGCATTCGGGAAGGTATTCACCACGACCGCTTGGGTGATCATTGGCAAAGCCATTCCCATCACCCCGATGAAGGATGGTCATCTCAGGGATTCCAACTTCGTGGAGGAACCCGAGATCAACAACCATCAGGTGGTCGTCAACTTCGGGTTCGGTGGTGTTGCATCGAGGTATGCGTGGCGAGTCCACGAGCTGCCTGAGAGATCCAACTGGACGACTCCTGGCACTGGACCCAAGTACCTGGAGAAGCCATTCCGTGAAGAGCTGCCCAAGTTGGGCCGTTCATGGTCGGCAAGCATGACTCAGCAGATGTCAGGAACATTCGGATCATGAGCACCATCGAAGAGATCGTTGATCACATAGACACCACGTACTCGCAGTGGATCAAGTCTGGTACGGGGCACAACATCTTCGGGAACAGCTCTCCCGAGTGGGCCGGGACACCCAACAGAGGGTGTTTCATCCGAGAGACCCCAGGTGGAGCTCCAGTTTGGGGACTTGGCGGTCGAGCCACTGCAATCATGGAGCTTCTGGGTATCCAGATCATCTGTCGGTCCAAGTTCCCAGCCGAGGCACACACCGACGTGTGGGAGCTGTATACCGAGATACCCGCTGCTGTTCGTGAGGCAACGTTGGGCTCGACTCTCTGGCATTCGATGTTGCCGACGGGTGTTCCATCGGTCGTCGATCAAGATGACAAGCAACGGACCCTCTATGTCGTGAACTTCAGCGTGATGAAGGTGCCTGCGTAGTTCCAAGATCCGCTGTGACCCTGTGAGACAATCTTCCTGTGGATGTGCGAGCCCATTACCGACGCCTTGTTGCCCTTCGAGACATGCTCGATGCAGAGATCGAAGAGCTGGCGTCGATGCTCGTTCCAGAGCAGGAAGAACCGGAAGAAGAGACCGAGTGCAGTCATCCCTCGAACGATCGATTCGATCTTGGGGTGCTTGGTGACAGGAAAGGCGAGCACTGGATGTGCAAGCTCTGTGACTACGAGTACCACGGCCTCTTGGAAGCAGCAGGGAGCTGACCCATGGCAGTTGCAGGTAGCACGTCACTATTCAACGTCTCGGTAGTCGCCGGTGGAGCTGGTACCTACTACGCAGTCGATGAGATTCGTTCGGCATCGATGTCTTGGCGTGGTGGCACCATCGACATCTCCGAAATCGGCAACACCTACATGCAGCGGCTCGCTGGCATCAAGGATGCGTCGTACCAGATCCAGGGCTTCTACGACTCCGGTGACACCAATGGTCAGGTTGCCATTCGTGGTGAGTTGATCAGCTACACCGAGTTGTGGGCTCAGTGGCTCCCTGATGGCACCAACGGCTTCAAGCAGCAAGTCGTGGTCGCCACCTTCGACACCAACGTCACCTACGACGGGGCTGTCGAGGTTTCCATCTCTCTCGAAGGTACCGGCGCTGTCGCCCTCGTCTGATAGGAGTTCATCATGACTTCTGTTGGCTACAACGTAGATGTGGACCTTCCTGGTACACCGGCTGCCTTCACTACGGAGGCAATGACGGACCTGGGGTCCAACGTCTGGCAGATCACTGACACCTCAAAGCGTGTCTGGTCGCCGACAGCAACAATCACTGCCAGCACTGGCACCATCTCCACCGTGGACCGTCTCTTCGGGACGATCACCTTCACAGGTGTTGTGGTGGCTCCCACTTGCACCGGCACCTACCTGCCCATGACATCGATCGCCTCGGCTCGTGGCTACTCACGGAGCTTGAGGGGGCAGAACGAAGACTCCACGACGCTGATCCAGGGTGCTGCATCCACAGCATTCATGTCCCGGCTCCCCGTGGTGAAGGACTGCTCCGCCACAATCGATCGTCTGCAGAACTGGGACGAGTACTTCCAAGACGAGTTCGTAGCCGACACCCAAGTGGTGCTCTCGTTCTACGAGCTGTATAGCGGTACACCCGACTGTGCCATGTGGGCCTACATCTCCGAGGTCACCAACTCGGGTGACTGGGACTCACTGGTCATCGAGCAGATCCAGTTTGCTGGTGCTGCAGATGCCAATGGCCGATCCTTCTCGTTTGGACCCTGATATGAGACTCATCTTTGACACCGGGGCAGATGGTCACCTCATCTGTATCGCCGATGGACGTAAGCTGAAGTCCGTCACCAAGGTCGACCTGTCATGGTCGAAAGGTGACAACGTGACCAAGGTGAAGATCGAATGCAGCATGAAGACTGAGAAGGAATTCGTTTCATCTCTGTCGAACGAAGCTGAAGAGCTTCACCTTCATGGTGACGTGGTAACCACGGACGACCTCGCAATTGAGGTCACACTTGAAGGGGCTGACGAAGCCGATGACGGAGACAACGACTAACGAGGAGACGGTGCCACCGGCACCAATGACCCTCACCGCTGAGAGCATCCTTGCTTCAGACGACACCCAGATGGAACTCATCGATGTTCCTGAATGGGGTGGCACTGTCTGGATCAAGGGGCTGACCGGCAAAGATCGAGACGCCTTCGAGGCCTCGATGATCAAGGGGCGTGGCAAGACTGCCCGCATCGACAGTGACAACACTCGGGCCAAGTTCTGTGCTCGGGTGATGGTCGATGAGGAGGGGGAGACCCTCTTCAAGCCAGGTGATGTCGAAGCCCTTGGTCGCAAGAGCGGCCGTGCTCTTGACCGTGTGTATGAGAAGGGCATGATCCTCTCGGGCATGACGGACGAGGAGGTCGAGACTCTTGAGGGAAACTGAGGGAACGGGGGCTGAGGTACTTCGCCTACTCACTGGCGAAGGAACTGGGAATCGTGGATGTAGACGAGATCCTGGCCTTGCCCTCGACCAAGCTTCAAGAGTGGATGGTCTTCCTGAAGGTCGAACAGGAGAAGATCGAAGAGCATCGTGACATCAAGTCACGTGAGAACAAGACAGCACAGAACAAGCCGGGGAAGCTAGGACAGAGACCGGCGACAATAATCAGATGACTCAGTACGGAAGGTAGACGGGGATGGCAACAATCGAAGATGTTCTAGTCACCTTCCGTGCTGACATCCGAGACCTGGACCGCAAGGTTGGCTCCATCGACAGGTCGATGAAGAGCATGGAGTCCAACAACAGGCGTGCCAACGGTGCCCTCAGCAGGATGAAAGACATCGCCGGGGGCATCATTGCTGCCCGTGTGTTCGAGAAGGTGGCATCTGGTCTTGCCAACATTGCTCGGCAGTCGATCAGTGTGGCGTCACGAGTCCAAGAGATGGACATCGTGCTTGAGAACCTGTCGAAACAGAATGGCAGGCGGGTAGCTGAGATCCAGGGCTATGTGGAAGCCATCAAGAATCTGGGCATCACGACAGCAGTTGCTCAGTCCACCGTTTCTCAGGGATTGAGGATGGGGCTTGACCTCGACTCACTCCCGAAGCTGGCTCGTGCATCACAGGACTTCGCTGTGCTCTCGGGCAAGGATTCATCTGACACCCTGCAACGCATCCTCTATGGCGTTGTCACCAGGCAGTCAGAAGTCCTGCGTACCGCTGGTGTCCAGGTCACCCCTGAGAACGCCATGAAGAAGTACGCAGAGGAGCTTGGCAAGACGGTCAAGGCTCTGACCGAGACCGAGAAGACCCAGGCCATCGTCAATGCCGTCCTCGAACAGGCAACGACCATCACCGGCACCTACGAGGCCTCGCTGGAATCAGCAGGCAAGAGACAGAGATCTCTCAATAGACATGTGCAGGAGACCTACTTAGCTGTAGGTGAACAGTTGCTACCGGCATACGGCAAGTGGGTTGACCTTCAGGAGATCCTCATCAAGGGGCTCCGCAAGGCCACAGAAGAGGGTGGTGCTCTCTACCCGATCATCGGGCGCATGGGTGATGCAGCAGAGAGGATGATCGACTTCTTCATCGACCTGACCAGGAATGCTGATCTTTCTACCTTTGGTGAGAATATCCTCGATCTGGTCGAATCGTTCATGAGCCTCTATGAAGCAGCCGAGCCAGCATTGCAGCTTCTGACCATGGTTGGCATCCAAGGGGCAATCACCATCCTCAACCCGCTGATTGAAGCGCTTACTGCATTGATGCAGGTGTTGGCAGATGCCCCACCAGTTCTCAACACGGTGATCCTCCTGCTGACTGGTGCCAAGTTCGCCAACGCAATCAGCAACCTGTCGATGCTTGCTGGTGGTGGAGGGTTCGGGTTTGGTCAACTCTTGGCTTTGTCGGCTGTTGCTGCACCATTCCTTGGTGGTGCTAGCTCTAGCTCTCAGGCCGTATCTGTATTTGACCGCCACTCGGATGATGCCAATGCTGCTGGAGCTGCAGCTGCCAAGGCCAACCCTCTGTACGAGATTCGTAAGCTCACACAGGACAACATCCGGTTTGCTCTCACTACTCAAGGTGTATTCAACCCAGGACTGGGACAGCAGATAGGTCCTGAAGCATCTGGCCTCTTCAGGAATGACGACAACCGAATCGCTCAGCGTCGAGAGTTCATCGAGAACCAGCTCGGGCAGAACCTTGGTTTCCAAGAGCAGCTAATTGCCAACGGTATCCCTCTCGACAAGTTCATCGACCAGTTCGCCAACGTTGGAGCTAACGGAACTGGTTACAACTTCGATACCGGCCTGAGGCTTGCCGTTGGTGGTAAGAGCTTGAGGTTCGGTGATGACGATAGTGGTGTTATAACCACTGGTGAGGGTGGACAGTCCTTCAAGCTGGAAGGTGACGGAACCGCCTCCTTCATCAACCAGATGATCGAATTCGAGAAGGGCCAGCAAGCCAGGGGCAACATTGATCGTCTGAAGCTGGAGCAGGAGATGAGGGACAACGCAGTCTTCGGACCAGCTGTTGGTGATGATCTCGCCGAGGGAGGGAACCAGCTTTCTCGGTACACCAAGGATGCAATGTTCCACGCTCAGAGGATGGCTGACTACATCACGGCGGCGGGTGCTGACTGGAAGAAGGATCTTCTCGAAGCAACTGCCGCTGTAGCAGGGAGCATTGGCGCTACAGGCTCTGTGGCCCCAGGTCTGTTCGAGCTGGAGAACCCGACAGCCGGTGGGATCAGCAAGCTGTTCGGTGGCACCATCGGTGAGTTCACTAGCTTCACCGACAACATCAAGACGGCCCTGTCGATGGGCCTCAATGCCAAGACGGTCTCGGAGATCATCATGGCGGGACCAGAGGCAGCAGGGACTCTCCTCGGTGCAGTGGTCAAGGACTCCACCGGAACCATGGTTGAGGCTCTGAACATGGGTGAAAGAGAGCTTGCCAAGTTCCAGCTGCAACAGATGGCCCTCGCTGAGAACTTGGCGCTGGCCTTGTCAGTAGAAGGTCTTGGGCTAGAAGAAGCGTTCTTGGCAGCTCAAGCAAAGCAGGAG